ATTCTACCGCAAGTGTGCGATCCTCATCAGAAAGTTTGTTCCATACAGCAAGGGTTTGTTTCTTGTCAACCTTCTTGTCGTAAGCAAGCCAAAACTGCTCGAAATTATACTTACTTTCTTCTTTTACTTTATTCTTTTTATTATGTGAGCATTCTAGAGCAGGGGTATGATCATTTTTGAGCAGGGGGTGCGCTTGTTTTTGAGCAGGGGGGTAGTCAAATTCATCCTCCTCATTTTCAGATATTGGTATCTCCGGGGTAACCGTTCTGCTTAGTATGTCAGCATCTGGGTTAATGGTCAAGCATCTTACCTCTACTTCGTTTCGGTTGTTGAGTTTTACAATTCTCCCTAAAATCCCCTTTTGTTCCAAATCAGCAATAACCCGCCTGACAGTATGCTTGGATAAACCAAGACATTCCCCAAGGTAATGATTCGAGGCAAAACAATACCCCTTGATGTTTGAGAGGTTTGAAATGACACCTATGAGTAACTTCTCAGTAGACGACAACTCCTTGCTAAGCAATACGCTTGCAGGGATAATTGAATATTGATTATGCATAAGATAAAAAAAGCCCGTAAGAGCAACTTTACGGGCCTAATTAGGTAAAAGATAATTTACCTATCCCAACCCCCGTTTGCTGTTGCTCGTAAACAAACGGGAGGCGGGATATATTTTGCAAACATAAAACAACCACGCGAGGTTGTCAAGGGTTTTCTTCATTATTTTTTATATGCCAGGTTTCACACTCCCAACACATATAGAACTGTTGGTCATAATCGCAATGCTCCTGAGCCTCTTTACGAGTCTTGTAACATCTTTTACCACAGCCATAAATAGAGTTCTTAATCATCAGATAGATAGATACAACAGTTAAGGTAATTGAGAGGATAAACATATTGCAAATCTACGTTGTTTAGTACTATTTCCAAGCAATAATTTGACACTATGTTGTTTTTGAGTATATTTGCAGCATGACGAAATTGAGACCACCAGACGGGCGTGTCTTTGTAACCATTGACAAAAGGCAGCCAAAGCAAATAGATGTAACCATAACGGCGGTAGGAAACGGGGTTGACCTAGAGGTCGGCCAAAAAGCTTGCGTTATAGGTAAGATTGAAAAGGTTGAACTACAAGACACGGAAACCTACTCTGTGCATGAACGCCACATCGCATTTTTGTATGAATAAGATAGATAACTGGAAACGAGCCATCTCTATTGTTAATCAGATGATTGACGACAAGATAGAGATTTACGAGGTGATGAAGATCTTCACGCCAATGGCCACATCTGCGCGGAGAAAACTGCTTTACTGCGATCCACACATTACGTCGGAAGACTTGGACCAGGTGGAGAAGGCAATCGTGAGATATAAGAACACGTTAGAAGAAATAGGAAAGACACAGGTTGAGACCCGCATCAAGCGTTCGATGTATTTCCAAAAACTGAAGGAACACTATGATAAGGACAAAGACAAAAAATAATTACCACAGGATTATAGAGGTGTACAAATACTACATCGAGCGTGAGAATACAGACATGAAGGATGTAGAGAAGCTGATGAGTAATTGGGACGCCATAAACTTGTTTGGAACGTACTCATCCCTGCGCCGGGGCGTGAATAAAATAAAAAGACGTATGCCGGTTGGGAAGAAAAACTTTGAGACACAAAAGAATCTGTTTGAAATTTACAAAAAGATACTCTAATGAACTTTGAAGATATTGAAATAGAGTCATTGAGGCTTATAGATGGAGACTGCTTGGTTGAGATACATTCTTGGACCGAAGACGAGATATCTTTCAATGGAGGGACCTTGAAGTTGGTTAACAGCCTGAAAGGAATGACTGACTCAGGGAGTGTAAGCGACATGAACTCTCTTGTAAAGTCAATGAAGAAGAGTAACTACAAGGACAAGAGGGCCATGTCCGAATACATGAGAATGGCCGGCGAGCAAAAAAAAGAAGTAGACCCAAACAAGGAAGACATTAGAGCGACACAGGCCGTTAGAAGGGGAGTGCTTGTAAAGAAACCTGAAAAAGGGTCTACAACCAAGAATTGGGACTTCTCTTGTGATTTTGACGGCCAGCCTGGAGACGAGATTTGGTTTGATTCAACCTATACTAGAAACTTTATAACAGAGGGTGACGGAGGATTTGAAAAGGACGGAAAAAGATATGTGCTTGTTCCTTCTGAGTGTATCTATGCCGCTAAACGAAATGGCGAGATAAAGAGCATGAACGGATACATTATCGGAAAGGTTCTACCCAACGACAGAAAGGCGGGAAGCATTTTTCTACTAGACTCAGAAACCGAAAGGGTGCAGGTAGAAGTACCGCCAGCAAAGATGCCCAAATATGTTGCCGATGACGTATGGACAAACACGGAGGTAAAGAAGGGAGACGTGGTATGTATTAAGAAACACTTCTCAGTGAAGTTGGACTCAACAATGGCTGAGTCAAGCGACTACGTTCGCTTTCAGCCAAGGGTCATATTAGCAATCGAAGAATGATAAAACTAGACTTTAGTAAAATATCCTACAACATTGAAGGCATCCCGGATGACGAGGCGGTAATATATCGTTTCTCGGACCTGGCTAGTCAAGCCCATATTCTCGATAGGTCTGACGACCTTCCTGAGGGGGTTAGCGCCGACAAGGTTGTTCGATATCTCATATATATGTTCGCTCCAGGTACACCTGTAAAAGATGCGTATCCGGACATCAACCAGCGCAAGCGATATACTTTGAACAAACTGAATATTATGGTTGATGACACGGATTCGGAGGACGGGTACGCTCAGCTCTGCATGATGAATGTGGACTGGGCGGTGGAGCGGTACATCACGTTCACGCGCCTGCAATGCTCGGAAGACTATTCGATTATGAGTACGGCGGACATCCGAATCGCGGCACTTCAGAGGGCTTTGTTGACACAACCTGTCGACAGATCCAATGACGATAAAAATTTCCAGGCAGGTCTTGAGAGTTGGCGTCAGACCCTTGTAGATGCGCGTAGTCGGATAATGAATGACGAGGTAAGCATTACATTACAGAAGGCAATTACATTCTCAGTTCGGGCGGAAAACTTAGGGATACAGCCCGAACACTACGCTAGAGTATGGCGTGAAAAGAAAGAGATATTCCCGGAGGTTATGCCATGAGTTACCAGTACGAGGAGGAGGATAAGTTTGTTTCGTTCCATGAGGACGACGATGAGTTGGACACGATCCGAATCCCTCTCCCGCGCCTTGAAGAGTGGTATTCCCATCACTTAAAGCGAGATGTAACAAGAGAGGAGGCTCTCATGTATGTAGATGGTTATGGCCTTGCGCCAAAGGACCAAAAGTTTACCTATCAGGAAACTCCCGAAAAGATACGTTTGATTTACGAGGTCGTGTTCAACAAGAAACACGCAACTAACAAGTCTAAGTACAAGGAAGTCGGCGACGTAAGGTTAGAGGATATTTACGAGGAGATTGAGTCAAACCAGAAGTACTACGCCATGGAGATTGAATGGATCAAGCTCCAAATCAAGCGCAGATACGTCGGGTACTGGTGTTTCATTAAAGGGAAACCTACCTACATCAACGGAGCAAATTACTTCTTCTTAAACTTCTGGACAGTAAAGAACTTTGGAAAGAACAACAACAGGCCCGACTACAGGGACTACCAGCGAAAGATGTTCCACCTGTTCATGTACGCCTACTCTACAGAGGATGCGTTTTACAAGCACAAGGTAATATATCGGGAGGAAGGAACAGTAAAAACAAAGTACTCAAACCAAGACGTCAAGAACGTAGTTGACGAAATGAACGAGATGGGTGTGGAGTATTTCATGGAGCCGAACGTCAACATAACTGTTAAGAAGGGAAAGAGAACGGTTCACGGTATTAACTTTGTTTCCGGGCGCCGTATAGCAAAAACAGCTATTGCTTGTTGCTTCTGTACGTGGGGAACACTCAACATGCCCGACCAAACCTTTATCATCCAGGCGATGAATGAGGACCAGGCGGTCAACAAGATATTCATAAAGCAAATTCAAACACCTGTAAGCAAGCTCCCTTTCTTCTTCCGACCCTATTACAGGGGACGGATAGAGGCAAAGGAGGGTTTGCGTTTTCAATATGAAGGAGCAATCGCATCAGCAGCAAGGGCGGGAATCGTGCCAGAACAAATGGAGTGTTTCATCACGCCGCTCCCGTCGACGGAAAAAGCAGCGGATGGGGAAGCGGAAATCGCTTTTGTTTACCGTGACGAACCGGCGAAGAAAACGGACGCGAAGGCGGCTGACCAAAACATCCCGACGTGGTGGTACAACACGATGAAGCCGGCAATCGAGCGCGGTGAGAACATCCGAGGGTTCTGCATCATGCCGTCTACAGTAGGCGACATGGACACAGGGGGTGGAGCGCAGTTCTTTGACATTGCCAACGACTCGCACTTCTCAGACCGAAACGAGAACGGAACAACTCCTTCGGGGCTTATCAACTTCTTCCTTCCCGGTTACTACGCGGTTGAAGGGTATATCGACGAGTATGGTGCAAGTATTATCGACGACCCTAAGGAACCTGTAATGTCCAACGAGGGTAAGTGGATAACCAAGGGAGCCAAGTCGTATCTGTTAAACCAGGCAGACTACTTCGAGCGTAAGCGCGAGTGGCAGAAGCTGATTAAGTTACAGCAGAACTTCCCAATGAGTTGGAAGCAGGCGTTCGCAGTAATTCCAAAGGACATGGGTATGCCTATTGAGAAGATGCGTGACCGTATATCCGAACTCAAGTTTTCTCGCACCCCTATCACAACAAAGATTAACTTCAAGTGGATGGGGGATAAGTTTGGTGGAGATGTTTATGTGGAGAACGATCCTAAAGGAAGTTGGACCATGAGTTACCTTCCTCCAAACGAGATGCGTAACAGGAAGACAGTTGTTACAGCGGAAGAGGGTTATATTCCACCAAAGACAAGAGGACCTATTTACGCTCCTGATCCGTCAGTAATGAATAAGTTCTTCCTTTGCTGTGACCCGGTAAAGTTCCACAAACGAAACACTGTAGGTAAGAAGAAGTCAAACGCGGCTGCTGCTGTGTTCTACAAAAGGGATAGTCAGGTAGATCCCGATACTAAGCCTAGAAGCGAGTGGGTAAGCAACGACTGGGTATTGATTTACAACCGCCAAACAGAGGACAAGGCTGAGTACCACGAAGAGTGGCTAAAGGCGGCCATATTCCTTGGGGCGTATGTTTACCCAGAATGGCCCGACGGAGAGGCTCTTGTTGAGTACTTTAGGGACAATGGGTTTGATGGATATCTACTGAAGGATCTTGGATCGGATGGAAAACAGGACTCAAGACCAGGCGTTTGGGCGGGAGAGGCTGAGAAGAACGAAATGGCCGGGGACATCATGACCTTCTTTAATAACAACGTCAAGTATGTGAAGATGTGGGAGATAGTAGAGGAGTGGAGTCAGATGAGAGGTATTGACGACTTAACAAACCATGACTTGTGTGCCGCTACAGGGTGGTGCATGAGGGCTATAAAGAGCCGGATGCCAGACCTTTACAAAGAAGTTTACCAACCGATAGAGGTGCAAGGAGGGTTCTCAATTTTTGAAATAGATTGATTGTTTTCAAGCATTTATGAGAAATTTTTATACATTTGTAGTTGTTTTATTAAATTTGTAAGATATGATACTGCCTCAAATGGCTGGAAACTATTTGTTTCCAAGCGATAACGTGCCAGAGATAGAAAAGCTGAAGCCCGAGTTTGGCTTACGATGCGGAAGGGCGTTGTATTCTCGTTTCTGTACAGGAGGTACATATTTTGCTTACACGCAACTTCCAGAGATGCAGGAGACCCGAAACTATGGATCGGGAATCCAATCGGCGGAAAAATACAAGAACTGGTTTACAAACGGATCTCCTGTTGGAACCAAGACAAGATCAAACAACCAATCAGAGCAGTCAACCAAGGGGATGAGTACTGCACAGAGAAAGGCCATGGCTAACATCAGCTATGACATTTTCTCTCCAATGAAAAAATTAAGCAATGTTCTTTTATCGGTTCTTTCTGATAACGATTATAAACTTGACTGTGTTTCTCTTGATAAAAACATCATCAATAAGAAGAAGCGCGAGAAGAATGATATTTACGCTAAGGCGAATTTTACGAATCCCTTAATGCGTGAGCTTGGGCTTCCTGAGTTCAAGTTGCCATTTGTGCCAAAGGACGAGGTTATGCTTGATATGGCGGATCGTCTTGGTTTCTTTAAGACTAAGTACGAGGTTGCTTTGGAGAAGCTTGCTGAGTCAGGTTTCCGTTCATCTAATTGGAGTTCAATGCGTAACGAGATAAATCGTGACGCTATCGACTACCACTTCCGTTCGGCTAAGATTTACAACGACCCAATCACAGGACAGGTAAAGGTTAAGTATATTGACCCTGCTCGTCTTATCATGCTTTGGAACGAGGACAATGAGAACGAGCCTGTTGCTATTGGTCATATCGAGATTGAGACTATTCAGTCTATATTCCCTAAGCTTGTAGAGGCCGGGTTTGACGAGAAACAGATTCAGTCTATGGCCAAGTCTTACGTCCCTTACCAGACGAACGCCTCCATGATTCCCGTGTGGGCATTTGAAAGAAAGGACGAGACGTCAAACCGTTGGGTTTGGATGGACTTCAAGGTTTACGTATTAAAGTTTGAATACCTTTCTACCGATTATAAGCAGTACGTAGAAAGAAAAAACAAGCAGGGATATGCCTCATTCCTTCGCAACAACAAGCCGGTAGAAGACAAGAAAAAGAATCCGAACGACACATACGAAGAGGTTGCCTGCAACTATTGGTATGAGGGTTCGTATATTATTTCAGGAACAGGTCTTGACCGAATCTACGAATGGAAGAAGAAGCCTAACCAGATGCAGAAGGGACTCACTCCGATGAGTTCTTATGTTATTGATCGTATTCCGGGTCAGTCACCAACCCGCAGTGTTAGAGGACTGCTTGACGACTTAATGTTTGCTATGCTAAAGCTTCGTGCCGCTGTATGGGCTGCTGCTCCAAAGGGATATCGAATCGACGTGGGCGAGGCTGCAAACATCAAGATTGGTGGTGTAGAATACGACCTTTTTGACCTTGTACACGTACATCGTCAAAACGGTATTCAGGTTGTTGCCACCAAGTTCAATGCGGCTACAGGAAAGTATATATCCCAACCACTTCAGGAGATGGACAATGGTTTAGGTCCGCAGGGAGCTGAGTGGATTCAGCAGATTGCTAACTTGCAGATGATGATTAAGGATACGATGGGTATTCCTGACGCCATGGCCGCAAGTCCAGACCAAAGCGCGGAAAGACTTGTGGGCGTAATCGAGCAAGACTATCAAGCTGGTAATCACGCCAACTGGACCCTTCGCGACTCAGAGCGTGAGTTTAAGCGTAAAGTTGGGGAGCGTATTATCCACCAGGCTCGCATAGATATAGAGTACGATTCTAAGATTCGCGACTTTTACGAAGCGATTATCGGCAAGCACATGATAGACTCTTTGGATGAAATCGAGGGATTGTCATTGGACCAGCTTGCAATTAGTGTAAAGTCCATCCCTAACGACAAGGAAAAGAGCATGATACTTCAGAGAGCAATTCAAATGTCTCAGATTCCAACCAAAGATGGTTCGGTTTTATTGTCCCCATCAAGCGTGGAGCGTGTTGCCCAGCTATTGAAGAATGGTGACGTGGACGAGGCACTTTGGTTCATGGCAACCGAGGAGACCGAGGCTCGTGAGCGTGAACAGAAGAATGCTCAGATGATGATGCAGCAGACAATTCAGGGTCAACAGCAGTCAGCGATGATGGCTGAGGAGGCCAAACGTCAAACAGCAATGCAGCTTGCTCAGATTGAAATCATGAAACAGCGCGAGATGGCCAACATGGAACTGATGAAGGAACAGCAACTTGCCAAGATTAAGGCAGACGCTAACTATCAAGTCCAGTTGTTGAAAGGTCAGCAAGCGCTAGAGGAGATACAACTTGAGGCAAGTTTAGAAGCGGAATTAGGAAACGAAATCACAGGTAGAGTATAAAACATATGGAAAACAACGAATTAGAAAATCAAAACGAACAGGTTAACGAACAAGTTAACGAAAAAGAAAATGAACAGGTTAATCAAGAGAACATTCCTTGGTTTGCTGCTTATGGTTACGAAAACGAAGAATCCTTTAAGAACGAGTTCGAAGAACTGAGAAGTTACAAGGAACGCGCTTCTTATATTGTAAGTAAGGAGGCTGAGATTAATGAAGGCCTTTCTTTGTTACAAGAAGCGGACGATCCGTTCGGAGGAAACGAAGAGGCGCGTACACTCGTTGCTTTTGGTAAGAAGGGAATCAATCCCTCTGTTGCCAATCAAATCGTTTCTTCTACACCGGACTCTTTAATGGAAGATCCACTCAAGGCTCTTGTCATTGCCGAGGCGGTAAAGAATCCAGATAAATTCAAGCGTTTAGGCCAATCCACTATTGAGGAGGCTATTCGTGAAAAGTATAACTTAGGTGACGGAGATTATTACGCCACAGCTCTTTTAAAGTCTGACGCTATAGATGCTATAGAAATAATTGAAAAGACTAAGAAAGATGTTGAAACTGTTAAAAATCCTTTTACCTTTGCAAAAGAGCTAAAGAGCCAAACTCAAAAGCAGATTGCGGAAAGACAGACAATAGCACTTGCCGAGGCAGAGTCCTACGCCAAGCAGCTAAAGGATGTCCCCTACAAGTTCGGAGAGTCAGAAGTTTCGTTAAAAGTTTCAAACGAAGAGATCGATTCGATTTTGAAGTCGCAGTATGCAGGCTACTTGGGTCAAGCATTTGATACGACCACTAAAGAAGGAAAGCAAGCTGTTAGAAGCTGGTTAGAGAACCAAATCCTCATTCATAAGGTTCAGTCTGGGGATCTCGGAGTTCAAATAGCTAAGTCACTTTCGGCAAGCGTAGAAAAGAAGGTGGTCAAAGAGGTCTACAACGGTCAACCTAAAACGATTAACCGTGTAGACAAAACAACTGTAGACGCGAAGAATTTAACCCCTGCACAGCAAGACTTGTTGGCTAGGGGAATCGCTCTTCCGTCACAGAAAGTAAAGACTGTTGAATAATAAAAAAATTTAGAAAAAAATGGCAAATCTTTTAGCCCAAGCGATTCCCGGTGGTATTACCAATGGGATTCTCAACAACTGGGATGCATTGAAGGCAGACTTCGATGCAGTAGCATACCTGCCCTTCGGCGACGAATATTGGGATGCTATGAACCAAATCATGAACGGTATTGGTAACCGCGAAATTGCAACACAGCAGATTGTAAACTGGTTTGAAATGAACCGTATGGAGGTTCCTTTCACAGTTGCAACTGAATCAGGTGGAGCAACTGCTGGTTCAACAATTACCGTCACTATTCCTACTTCGGAAGTAGACGCCGTAACTGGTTACTCTTTCCCTATCGAGAATGAAATTTGGCGTCACGCTAAGACTGGTGAACTTTATCAAGTTATCAATAAGTCAGCGGCCAACACCTTGGAATTGCGTCCTTTGACAGCTACTGTAGTTCCTGCTACTGATATCGCTGCTGGAGACTCGTTCTTCTACGTTGGTGTATCTGTTGCTGAAAACTCAGGCGCTCAGGATCCTAAGTTCGTGTTCGATACAAAGTACAGCGCTAAACTGCAAACTTTCCGTAACGATGCGCTTGCTAGCTCTGAGGCTTTGTACAACCAACTTTGGTACTCTCAGCTTGAGAACGGAACTGCAACTCCTTACTCAAACTCACGCGACATCATCTACTTGCAGCGTGAACACCAGGTGGCAATCGTAAACACGTTCTTGGCCGGTAAGACCAATACCAACACAGGTATGAATGGCTACCAGTTCACAAACGGTTTGATTCCTACTATCTTGAGTTCAGGTCAGGTTGTAGACTGCGACACCACGACTGCTGGTCCTGACGTTGCTGACATCTACGCTTTGGAAGCCAAACTTGCTAAAATCGACGGTTCTGTAAAGAACTACATGGTTTGGACTAGCGGTCAAAGCTCATCTATTCTTGAGCAGTTGCTCTTGAACTACAACAAGAATGCGAACATCAGCATCAACAAAGTTCAGATGGAGAAGACCTTCTGGGGCGAGGGTGCTTATGCAGACTTGATGTCTTCTACTTATAGCTTCAACAACCTCGTGTTCAACAACAAGAACTTCGCACTTGTTCGTATGGGTATCTTCGACAACCCACAGACGTTCAACGTGGCTCCTGGCAATGGAACTAACCCATGGCCTGGTTACGCAGTGTTCTTGCCAATGACTTCTCAGGGTGTTGACGATGGCTTGGGTAACATGGGTAAATATATCCGTCTTTCTCACAAGCCAGGCGCATTCATGAACATGTGGCAGACAGGTGGTCGTGCGGCGGCTAACAAGACCGACAAATGGCAGCTCGGTGTTCACATCGTATCTGAAATCGCGTTCAAATTCATCAACGCTCAGAAGTACGGTTTGTTGACCAACATTAACTAATCTGTGTAAACTCAAAAGCGAGGGGGTCTAAAAGCCCCCTTGTTTTTATAAATCCAATATACGTTATGCTTTTCGATATAAGTACAGGTGAGTCCATACCTGTTCCAATATGGGCAGATGAAATAATGCAAAGAGAGTTTCCTGAGTTTTACAAAGGAACTCCACTGAAAATCAAGGTAACTGAGTCAAAAATGCTTCGACTCCAAAAGGTTTCTTCTCAAGACAAGAACGGAGAAATCAGAACTGTAATTGAGGCCCCTCCCGGCAACACAAGAAAGGCTAGAGGTCTTGTTGCTGACCCGGAAGACGGCTACACATATCCTGTTCAGTACGCGACAACCTACCCGAAAAGGGGTGATGGACAAGTGTCTTGGGGATATCCGTCGGGGTACATAACCCTTGAGAACGGAATGATGGTTCAGCCTGGACAAAAGGACTTTTTGTTTTATTTGTACTTCTTGTGTCCAAACATCAAGGGTAACAAGTGTATAAACCCTGCGGCAGATCCGTTCTATGAGTTCGACAGACCAGAGATGGATGCCAAGAGCAAGATTCAGTCGGCCAAGAGCGCTCGTGAACTAGAGGACATGATTTATTTCACTGTCCCATACGACATGATCTTGAAGACAATCGACGGCCTTGCGCTTCCAAAGAAAGGTTCAGAGGAAGAAAACCGCGTAATGCTTCACGACTCTATCAAGAATGGTAGCGCTACGTTCCGCAAGAATGCGTTCGAAATACTTGACTCTCGTCCAAAGAAACAAGAGGTAAAGACCGAGGAGACTATCCACGAGATGGTAAATCGACTTTCTTCTGAAGGTTTTATTAAAAATGAGGACGGAATTTGGTATCTTCGCGACCGTAGAGGTGACGGAACCAAATGGTTAAAGAATCCGTTCTTCGAATCAACAGGAGAGAAGGATGCATTTGCCTTGATTGATCACCTCAAAGTAAATGATGAATTGTTAAGTAAATTAAGAAAACTATAAAAAGATGATTAGCACCGTATCCCTTTCGTTTGATTTAACGTATACCGATCCTATTACAGGAACGGTCATACCGCGATGCGTTGTCACCGATTCAACCGACTATGGAGCATTGTTTTCCGTGTCAACCCAACAAGCTAAGGGATACGGTGTTCTCACTTTTAATGGAGATTTACTTCCAGCTAAAAATACTGTCGGAAATCCACTTATTGATTTAGAGGCTGGTGACACGATGGGTTTTATTGACCTTCCCCTTGATTTAAATGGGAATGTAGCAAATGGTATTTATACTTTTGAGTATAGCCTAAGACTAGACAGCTCGGGGTCTCCTTTGGCGTCTGGAACAATTACAGGAACTACAACTTTAACATCTCCTTCTGAATGGCTTTTTGATGTGTTACCTGTTGGCAGCTCTATAGACGCTGGTTCTAGCACGAATAATAGCGTGTCAGCAATATCGGTAGTAGGCTCAGATGCTGTAATTACTTTGGGTACGGCAACCACCAATGGTTTTGCCCTTATTTACGCAAACGATGTAGAGTCTCCTCAGTTTAGTGCGACTTACCCTTACTCAGGGTGTACGCAAACAACAGCTGATGTAGGCTTCATATACGACTGCGAGTACGGAAACAGCGGAACCTGGTCTGTATCTAACGCAACAGTTCTTGCAGCAACCGAGATTGTAACGAGTCTTAACTGCGTAATAAACTACCCGTCTTGGACATCTTCAAATCCATTGTTTAACCCACAGGTAATTACTACGGTTTTACCTTACCCAACATTGCCTGGAGATAACACTCCTTTGGCAACGGGTACTTATAGCGTGTCTTTATCACAGCAGATTCAGCAAACTCAAGCCTCAGGTCTTGTTGTCCTTTACAACAATTCTGTGATCAAGGAGTTTGCAGTAAGCTGCGCTGGAAGTTTGTGCGGACTTATCCCTTGCATGGAAAATCTTCGTGCGGCACACGCGGCAGAACTTGTTCGAAACAGAATTTCTAAGTATCAAGTGTTTGTAGACAACGTAGCCCTTTATTACATAGAGGCCATGAACTACAGATCTTGCGGCGAGCTTGATAGATACCGAGACACAATCAACCTCATACAAGCTCAATTAGACGCCTCAGGATGCGACTGCGCTTGTTGTGACGACAACTCTTACTATTGGGTGTCAAACAACTCAGCTAACTCGATAATCGACGAGATTTTAGCCAACTTCCAATTCCGTTTGTACACAGGCCCCGGCGCTCCAAGCAATTCAGAGGTTGGAGTTGAGTTAGGCGCTCTTTGGCAAGATACCACAACCGGTATTCTTTATCGTTGCACAGGCGCTACACCAGGTAGTTTGACTTGGGCCTTGTATTACGATCCTTCAGTTGTATATCCTACGGGAGCGGCTAATGGCTTGTCTATTTCGGGAAGCGACGTGGTTCTTGGTGGTTCTTTGACTGGAAATACTACCATTGATTTAAACACAAGAAAATTAACTTTTTTAGGAACAACTGGAGACGTAGAGATTTCTGCAACTATTGGAACAGCGTTAGACGTAACAGGTACAACAAATGCTCTTAGCGTGGAAGGTACAAGTAACGCTCTTGATGTTCTTGCGACCACAAATACCGCAGCCACACTGCAAGTTGAACGGGCAACAAATAATGACGTTGCCACAAACCTCATAGTAAGAACAAGCGTGAGCGGTGGCGCCGGTCTTGCCGGTCTTGGTTCGTCTATAGAGTTTATATCCGAAGGAACCTCTGGTTTAATCACCACATCATCTATCGAAAGTGTTGTTACCAACCCAACAACAGGAAGAGGTCAGTTGAAGTTTAACGTGAAAGCAGCAGGGCCCACTGTGGCAAATTCGTTTACCTTAAATGATGATTTGTCTGTGACCCTTCCTTTTTATGGAAGCGGAACTTATGCGGGAACAGAAGCGTTTTCAATAGGTGTTGATTCTTCGGGTAATATAATTGAAACGGCTTCCAAAAAAGTATATGTAGCCCTATTAACCCAGTCTGGTACCGGAGATCCGACAGTTGTTGAGTGCGAAAACACAACGGGAGAAACAATTACTTGGACCCGCAATGGTGAAGGCACATATAATGCGTCAATAACTAATAGTATATTTACCAGTAAAACATCCGTTAACGTTTCTTACGGAGGCATAGCCCCTGTTGGAGGGTATGACGGAATACCAATCTGTGTAACAGGCCAAAGGCTTACATCTACTGTTGTTCAATTAAAAACATACGGAGCGCCAATTAAGATTGGTGTTTTGCAGGACCCTGAAATAGATGACAATTTGTTGTATAATGCGACAGTAAGAATTGAAATTCATTAACAATGATTACCAATTTAGGTGAAATATATGAAGAGTTGCTCTTCCGCGCCGGTAAAGACCTGCGTGGTGGGTACATAACCCCCGAAACCTTTAACAAGGGAATCAAGACGGTTAATCAGCGGTACTTGAACCGCCTGGTTGACCTTTTTGAAAAGAATCGGGAGATTACAAGCGACCTTCAGACGTTCATCAAGACATTGGGTAGCCCTCAGTATCCCGCGTTAAACTTTACCCCTGTACTTGCGGGGGACCCGAAGAAGGGAGGTTACGCGGACGTTCCCGCCGACATTTGGTATGAGGCTTCTTCTAGTTACTTGGAACTCTTGAACGTGAACTGCGGGATTGAGACCAATTACAGAAGCGTGGAGTTCGTGAGCCAACACCAGTTCGATGCTAAGATGAGAAGCTCCTTGATTAGCCCTGTAGACAATCCTGAGGAGAACGATCCGATTCTTGTCACACGAAACGACAAGTACTTCATTTACCCATACCTTCCGCGCATCACGTTTACCTACATAAGAACCCCAAATATTCCTTACTTCGACTACGACATTGTTAACGGAGTTGCCGTATATTTACCTCCGGGTAGCGTACACGCCAACAATAGCGTCGAGCCTACTGGAACGGAGAGTTTGAGCGTTGAGTTTGAATATCCTGAAAGTTGCGTAGACCACTTGATTGACATGATTAAGACATATGTTGGTATTGGTAACGAGAACCAGTGGAATGTTCAGACTCAAATGCCAAGTAAGGTATGATAACAAAACGCCAAGCAATAGAACTCATACAGCACAGGTTGACTGGAGGGGATACTCCAGAGGACTTGCGCCGCTTGTATCCACGCTCGGTTATCTCTCGTGTGATCAACATGGCTCTTGCAGACATTGTAAGCGCCAACCCATACGATGCGAGCGACATGGCGGTTCCATACGTGTTTACTCCGGCTACTGATGCTAACGGATATTACGTGATTCTAAGCCCACAGCCTGTGGCGGGGTCACTTGCTATATTTACGGTAACAGACGAGGGTACAGGAAACAACGAGTATATTATCCAGACCAAGGCCGAGGCAAACGCCATGAAGGTGTTGCGTGGGACTAACAATTCGGCGGCCATTCTTTATAACAACAAGCTCCGTTTCAACAAGAGACCAGAGGGAGACGTAACGGTTGTTATGGTCCCTAATTTCTATCAAATGGCGGACGATGATGTATTGATCATCCCATCTAACGAAATGGGGCGTGGGGAAGGGTATCTCTTCCAGGTGTGTATGCAGCTACTTGCGTCACAGCAGTACCAAGACGACTTGAATAACGACTCTATTGACGCTCAGTCACTTGCAAGAGATACATCAAGATTATACAGTAACGAATGACCATTAAGAACATAAAATATATTGCCACCTCGGCCCTATATCGTTTGGGGAAAAACCCAACAGGTCGTGAGCTGAACTGGATGGTGCAGGTTGCTATTGACTACTTCAGCGAAAAGTCTCCACTAGACGGAAACGTGTCGCTGAAAACGATTTATGGCAAGATTGACACCGGGGCGCGGGTCTTCACCATGCCCAGCGACTGCATGAGGATTACTAAGGTCGGACTAAAGTCAGGCCGTCGCATTTGGACTCTGACTCCCGATACGTCTTTGACTTACCCGGAGGAGTTCTTTTTGTGCGAAAGTGATAAAACCGACCCTGTGATTGCGGACGGTTTGTTTCCTTATGGGTACTTTGGTTTCTTTTACAATCAGACTCAGTTTGGCTTGGGGGGTGGACGTAATCAAAACTACTACCGAATAGACGGTAACAATATTATTTTCGACCACAACATCCCCGACGGACAGCTTGTAATCGAATACTTCTCTAACGGCTCGGATGTTAATGAGAATAGCTTGATTGATACAGCCTATGCAGAACCATTCCGTTTGTACTTGATGGCGGAGTATTGCCTTCACAAGGGCAACGCTTTAGACCGCTCAAAGTTTAAGGAGTTGCAGATGCAGTATGAGGCAGCTCAGTGGAGTGCAAACATTTTGGTTAAGGCTCCAAGACTGAGTGAGATGATTGACGCGCTTGCACAAAGTTCATCGCTTAACTTAGGATAATGGATTTCAACGAGATAATAACATTTGAGGGCGGTATAAATACCGACGACACGCCACAGGGTGTGCCTAAGGGCGACTATCGTGACTTTTCATATTGTCGCCTTGGTTACAATTCCGGGAACGCCTTTGCGGTGGAAACTTCGGCTGGAACTATTGAGATTAACAATAATGATATTGAGCCTGAAGACAAAGTTCTTGGGGCCGCTCAATGGCTCAAGGAAAATGCGATTGTTTATTTTCTATACAAAGACACAGGGGTTCATGAGATTTGGGTTTACTATATCACGACTCAGACCCATCAAGTGGTGGTTCAAGACGCGGTATTAAACTTCAGCCCAGACTGGCCAGTCTTCCATGCAAATGTTATTGACGATATCCTAAAGTGGACCGACGGTCGGTGGGACCCGGATATGTATGAAACGGATGGAACACGTCTTTTCAACCCTCCATATCAAATAAACCTACGCAAGGCTCTTGATAATTTTTACACTATTATCGACCTTCAGACCATAGACGCGATTAAGTGGCCAATGGAGCCGCCTATTGTTAGTTATTTTACGGACACAACACGTAACGACAATAAGTTACGAAACAAACTTTTTAAGTTCATAATTCAACCGATATATGAAAACGGAGAGCTTGGTGTTTGGTCGATGTATTCCAATTTGGCACTGCCCGACCAGTCTGAACTTGTTAGTGGAACTAACTGGGTATTTCTTAATAACGACAACGTAATTAGGATTCAGTTTGATACAGGTCCAAAGGTTATTCGAGGATTTAATTTAGCGGTTCAGCAGTACGACAAGGACTCTTTTGGAACGGTTCCTCCGTTTGGGGTCTTTTTGCAGTTAGACAAGGTGCTTGACAACATAAACGACAATGCCTTTCACACCGTTAACTTTTATGGGGGTGTTGCCACGAGCGCGGCGGTTGATGTGTTCAAGAACTACGACAGGCTTCCAATAGTTGCTGACTGCCAAGAATATCTTCCAACCAACCAATTAACCTATTCTAACTTTAGAGAGGGGTACGACAAGCCCACCGACGTTCCATTCATATTAGATGTTCAGATGGGGTATGACGTCAATGAGATTGACTGGAACCCTGCGGATTTAAGGACACTGTTTAATGCGATAATATCAGACGGCAGTACGGTTGGGTATCCAAACCCTGGATTTTATATTAATTATGATGGAAATGCATATGCGGATGTACAAAATCAACTTATTTTCCAAGTCGGAGACATAATACAATTAGTTACATGGTCGGGTTCTACGACAAACCCATATGGTAATCAACGCTTGTTTTATAGTATATCTCAAGAAGATATAGAAACAGCCCTTTCGTTTCCGGCCTTTTTTGATCAAAACGCATACATATTTCAACTAATCGGCGACTCGTTTATACAGCAGTGGGACGCCACAGGGTTTTATGAAATACCGGGAGTAGTCACGCCTTATAGTACTGACGGGATGCGGTATTACGCAAAAAGAAGGCCGGGATTTAATGGTTCCATAGAAGCATCGGCTCTCCAAATCGGTACTAGCAAGATTATATTAGGGGGTGACTTTACAGTGGTTTCGGAGGTTCAGGCAAATAGAATATTTAGATTATCCAATATCGGAGATATAGACACATCGTTTTCAGATAATATAGGAACCGGATTTAACGATACGGTTTTAGCCATAGACATTCAACCCGACGATTATATATTGGTAGGGGGTAAGTTTACCGAGTTTAATGGCGCCTCTAGAAACGGGATAACAATGCTTGGCCCAGACGGATGGTTAGAGTTGGGCTTTAATGTTGGGACCGGGTTCAATGGTGATGTATACGCCATAAAGATACAACCCGATGGAAAAATTTTAGTTGGTGGGAATTTTACAAGTTATGATGGAGATTCAAGCAATTTAATTGCTCGTCTAAACGGAGACGGTTCCATAGATCCTACCTTTACATCTCCAGTTACTAGTGTCGTTCCAGGGTCAAGTGCCGTATACGCGATAGATATCCAATCATCTGGGAAGATAATAGTGGGAGGAGCCTTCCTTGGTATACCGTCCTCGGCGTCTAATTATTTAGCTAGGTTAAACACTGACGGGTCATGCGACGCAACTTTTACCGGAAACCCTAACGGCACTGTGTTTACTATTGATATTAGGCCAACTTCCCCCACAGATGAAGTATTTATTGGCGGTAGCTTCACCACTTGTAACACTGCCTCAAGAAATAGAATTGCAAGGTTAGACATCGACGGAGCGTTAGACGCCACATTCAGCCCAGGCACAGGGTTCGATGACTTGGTGAAGTCGGTTAATTTGGTCGGTGGTGATTTATATGTTTTAGGAAGATTCACAGACTATACCGGAAACACTGCTAACAAAGTAGTAGTTATAAATGAAACTACTGCTGCATTTATTTCAAGCGCTCCTAACGCCTTTACTTTTGACGGCTCCCCAACCTTAAGTTATCCAAGATCCTTTCTACAGCTTTCGGGTCAGTTTTGGGTGATGGGTGACTTTACTTATTTTGATATTCCATATGATATAAATAGATTAATTCGTTTTGATTTTAGTCCAATATGGGACATCTTAGGGTCAGGAGGGGTGAATAATATCCTACCATTTCAGAGCAAACCTTTAAAAGGTTTGGACTACGATAAGGTAACAGGAGCCGTCCCAAGCCTTAAGGTAGGGGCGACCCACGAGTTTGGTATTGTTTACGGAGACAGGGCGTATAGAGACAGCACGGTTTACACCATAGAAGACATGAATCTTTTTGTTCCATGGTTCTATGACATAGCTACCTCTGGAGTGTTAGGTAATTTCAAGAATGCGTTCACCATAACCCCGAATATTACAATTAATCACGTACCCCCTGTTTGGGCTGATAGGTACTGGATAGTTGCTAAACCTGCTACGGAAATTTTAAGTTTTGGTCAGTATGTAACAAATAATAACGACGGGACCGCAACCTATCAAGAGTCTGTAAGCTTGACCGGGGTAGGAAATGGTAAAAGATATAAAATATATATCGACAACTGGTACGAAAGGGAAAACAAAGGGGCTAACGTCAGACACGAAATCAAGGTTGGCGATAAGCTTAGGTTTAAGAGGTCAAACTTTTATTATCTACAATACTTACCATACATAGAGCTTGACATTGTAGGGGTGGAACTTAACGCTGGTAACGACGGAAGGACGGCTGTATATACAAATCTTTTTGACAGAAACATCATATCTATTGCGGATGACTTTGCACAATCCGGAAATTTACTGTTTGGACAAGAGATTGAAATCTATACTCCCCGACCATCTGTAGATGACACGGGTAACATATTCGTCTCTACATGGAAAGACGTCACAGAGTCTATTCCGATTATAAACGCCCACACCGAAGATAGGTCCCACGGATCTCCTGCTCAATACTATATTCAGGTTGGAAACTTTACAGGAACCGATGTGTTTTATATCACAGGAGACCAAAGTAAGTTAAATGGACTTACCGGGGCTAATATAACTGTACACTATGCGGACGGAAGCTTTGACCCGCCGAGTGTGACAAACATTACATCCGCGATATACAATAGTCTTGAGAATATAACGACTCTCCAACTATCTACCGAGTCTGCTGACCCAACGATAGCGTATATCACAATAAACAATCAGGATCAGGTAGTTAATGCTTTAGCAAACGTAACCCCTGCTAGTTATTCGATAAACTATGGAGACGTTTATCTAAGGCTTAGGAACAGCAGAAACGGAACCTTTGGAGTACAGGATGAGTTCTATTACTTCATGGAGGACTTTAACTACTCCGACTATTATCCAAGCAACATCCATAATGACGGAAGGCTAAGGATTGAAGATCAAAACGCCAAGATGGTTCACCGCAAGGCGTCTTCTATTCATTCGGACTCTTTTATCTTGGGAACCCAGATAAACGGACTTTCCTCATTCGCCCTCGACAATCAGAATATTGAGGACATGAACCCTCTGTATGGAGAGATTGTAAGGACGTATATGTCGGGCCGAGAGGGTAAGACCTTGAAGTGTCTGCAACCAAAGAGAGAGAACTCGATATACATTCAATATTATCCAAACGAGGTGGGCTCTGACTCAAGTGTTCGTGTATCGAACAAGACGTTTGCGTCATGGTTTGACTACAAGAGTTTATTTGGATGTACAGACGCAGGAGCGACGGCACTCCTCCCAAACGGTTCGGTCATGTACTTTGACAACAACTCCGGGGTGTTTATTTACTCAGGTGGAAACGGTCAAATGATAGTGAGCGAAATAGACCCCGACACAGGCAAGGACTACAAGTTCAGAACCAAGACTAAGCAATTAGCCAAGGCTTACAATGAGAGTGTAAACCCTCTTGTTAGGACCTATATAAACGAAACGGTTGGCGAGGTAGGCTTTGCG